TGAGTCAATATGTACTCTTAAAAACCAACACAAAATTGATGTTGTGCCTTTAGGTTTAATGAGAGGTCGTAATTTCCATAATGCTTTTATCGTGGCTGATGAATGCCAAAATGCGTCATACGACCAACTAAAAATGCTATTGACACGCATAGGTCATGATAGTAAAATGGTGTTAACTGGTGATACTAGTCAGTCAGATTTATACAAAAATATGCGTGGAGGTTTTTTAAAGTTAATTGATGGATTAAATGATATAGATAATGTAGGGGTCTCCCACCTGTTAAATTCTGATATTATTAGAAATCCAATCATTGGCAAAATATTGTTGCGTTTAGAACAAATAGAATATGAAAAAGAAAAACTCTAAATGCTTATTATTAAATGCTGATTTCACACCCTTATCCATAATACCGTGGAAAAGGGCTGTGATTTGGCATGTTAAATATGAAAACAACTCATCTTATGGTATTGATATTATAGATTTTTATAAAAACGATTGCATTATAGGAACAAACAACAGAAAATATCCTATACCAGCGGTAGCCAGAACAAAAAGATTTTTTAAGCCTCATAAGCAACAACTTACTTTTTCTAGAAAAAATATTTTTATCAGAGACAATTATACATGCCAATATTGTGGCGATAAATATTTGGCTAATCAACTTACTTATGACCATGTAATTCCAAAATCAAAATGGGATTATAATATTGGATCTCCTACTAATTGGACAAATATAGTTACTTCGTGCAGCAGTTGTAATAGAAAAAAGGGCGATAGAACTCCAGAACAAGCTAATATGAAGTTAATTAATTACCCAAGAGTACCCAGAAAAGATTTCAAGTACTTGCATGTGTCGCACCTGCTATCTAAAATAATACAGATTCCAGAGGAATGGCGATTATATTTGCCACAATCATACCAGAGTAAATAATGCCAACATATACATATTACTGTTTCAATTGCGATGAACAATTTGAAGTATTTTGCCATTTTTCTGAATATAAAGAAACCTGTGAATGTCCTGTTTGTAAAAAAAACAAAGACGTAAACAGATTATATTGTGCTGATGCTCAAACACAATTTGTTTCAGTAAAAAAATCCGATAATGAGTTAAAAACATTAGGTGATTTAGCATTAAGAAATTCTGAAAGAATGAGCGATGACGAAAAAGATCATCTTTTCAGAAAACATAATGATTACAGACTTAATGAATCAACAAAAGAACTTCCAACAGGAATGACAAGGGTAAAACCAAAGGAGAAAATAAAATGGCCAGGGTCTCAAAAGTCAAAAAGACGAACACCAAAACAGAAAAAAAAGAAATAGACAATAATGTTTATTATACAATTTTGGGCGACCATGAGCATTTGGATAAAAATGGTCATCCAGTAACAAGCAATGAAAAAGACAATACTTGCGCCAAGTTTAAAAATTCCGATGACAGACCCAGATTTTTTATTAAAGTCGGTCTACACGGCAAAATATACAATCCTATAGGTATGTATTCAGAGGGAACAGCTGGTAAATTTTTATCTAGAATTGGGAAACAGGCTTGGCAATATAAAGAAGTAAATCAAAAAGTGTTCAATATGTATTTATCGTTTTTAAAGACAAAAAATATCGCATGGTTAAATAATGCACAAAGGGAGCTATCATGAGAATAACTAAACAAACAGAATATGCTATTAAATGGTTGGTGTCAAACAATACTAAAATTGAAGACATAGCTAAAGAATTGAATCTTACAGAAAAACAAGTTGCTAATTATATAGAAAAACATAATCTGATTAATCAAAAACCAAAAACAGCATCGGACTTGATGATCACAGAAACTAGTAACAAAAGAAATAAAAATGTTGCAATCATGACTCAAGAGGCGTCTATGTTTGGTGATCAGTTTAGAAAAAATATGAATAATAAAAAAGATAAATGAAAAAATATCCTTCAAAATATTCTAATGGAAAAGAAGTTTCTGCAGCACAATTTATTACAGAAATGATTTGTGAAAGAATAGCCAAGAAGAAAAATAAAGATTTACATTTTAGATTTTGGATATCGGAAGAATGGCAAAAAGAATACAAAAGCCAAATAGGAACAGCTAATAAATTATTAAAAACTTATCAACCACAAGTTATTATTAATGCTTTAAAATCTGATGCTGGCAAAAATATATACTCTCTAAGAGCTCCATTTTTGATAGACATTCTTGTAAAAGAACAAAAAAAATATCAAAACAAGCTTAAAGAAGATAAAAGCAAAAATAAAAAAATAGAAAGAAATTTTCTTAATAAAGGAATAGCTAATAAATCATACAATATCTTAGACAAATTAAAGGACATAGACGATGGCATTACAAGATAGTATATCAAAAGATTTTGGAAATAATATAATTGTTAACGCAACGGCAGTTATGGATAGAGAATCCATAGTAATACCTGTTAGCCCGGCATTAGACATTATATTGAACGGAGGAATACCGGAAGGTAGTTTTGTTGTATTTACCGGTCAACCAAAATGTGGTAAAACAACTACTTCGCTAGACTTTGCAGGAACCGCCCAACAAGAAGAATATAGTGGTGATTCTATCAGAAATGTATATTACCTGAACATAGAAGGCAGATTGAAGAAAAGAGATTTAGAAGGAGTTTCAAAATTAAACTTAGAAAAATTCCATGTTATAGGGTCTCAAACCGGTAAAATATTACATGCTGAAGAATACCTACAAATAGCAGAAAGAATTATTAACCAAGACCCAGGATGCGTACTGATTATAGACTCGTATTCTGCATTATGTACAGAAGCTGAGATAACAAGCGACATGGACAAAATGCAAAGAGCAGATGGCGCTAAATTATTAGCAAAGTTTTGTCGCAAAGTAGCTAATGTCATTCCCGTTAATAAAAATATTGTGATAGGAATTACTCACTTAATGGGAAATCCAACAGGTTATGGTGCAGAATTCAAAGAAAAAAGCGGGCAAGCCATAGCATATCAAACAGATATTAAATTGAGAGCAAAGTCATTTAAACCTTGGATATTGAGTTCTGATAATACTCAAATAGGACAAGAAGTAGAATGGCAAACAGTATGTTCTGCTTTAGGGCCTCCTGGAGGGCAAATTAAAAGCTATATTAGGTATGGCAAAGGAATAGATAAAGAAATGGAATTAATCAATTTGGCTGTTGATTTAGGCTTAATAAATAAAGGAGGGGCTTGGTATACTCTTACATTTTTAAATGATGATAAGGCTAAATTCCAAGGTATGGAAAAGGTTAGGCAATTCTTAATTGATAACAATGGAATGTATACTGATCTATACAAATTAGTCAAAGAAACTATGGGCATTAAATGAATGTGAAAGATTTAGATGGTAAAATTACCTATTGGCATTTGCATGGTAATATAAATAAAGATTTCCATAAACAATCTACTTATCATAAATCAGCTAAAAATCTTTTGACAAAAATTTATCCAACAATGCAAATCTTGGAAGAAGTGCCTATTAATATAAGAAAATCAGAATATTTATACTTAGATTTTTATATACCATTAATAAAAACATGCATTGAAGTACACGGAGAACAACATTATAAATTTGTTGCACATTATCATAGTAATCAATTAGCATTTTTAAAAGGTAAAAAAAGAGATATTGATAAAAAAGAATGGTGCATAACAAACAATATAGATTATGTTGAATTGCCATATTATGATCAAGACAAATGGGAGAAGTTAATCATTGAACACTAAAGAAAAAGTAAAAGAATGGGATGTCATATTAGACGAATATGAAAAATCTATTGGTCTTGGCAAATACGAATCGTCTATAAGCTTAGAAGAATCTGAACTGAATGAATATTTTACTATGAATAGGGATAGTATAGAAAAATTATCTCCAGAAGATTGCGCACAAATATCATATAGATTAGCACAATATGCATTTTTTATGCAAAGAACACTTAATCGTGAAATAGCCCGACACAACTGGGCAGAAGAATCTATAAAAGAAACAATAGCAGATGAAATAAACAACTATAAAGGCTATGGATTTTTGGAAAAGTCTATACAAGCTATTAAACACAATGATAAAGCTCAAGCACTTGACAAAATAAAAAGATACGCTAAACAAAGAATGGATAGGCTGTCTTATTTAGCTAATAGTATAAAAAACCTATCTGATATAATGTTGTCCGTTCAAAAAACAAAGGTGAGACATGGCTCTTAATAATGATGATATTAAACAACTTATAGCTATATTACAAAAGGGTTTAGAAACTGAAGATGATCAACCTATAGCTAAACCCAAAAGAAAAAGAGCAAAAGCTGTAAAAAAACACACCAAAACATTTGATAATAATGAAAAAGTTAAGGAAATCTTGGGTATAGATCTTAAATCTTTACATCGAGAAGATATTGATATAGATAAAAAATTATCTGGATCAAGAAATAACAATTATAAAAGTAAAAGAACACCTATCAAACTGGTAGATGTTACGTGCAGAATATGTGGGAAACGAGAACAAATTAGTCCCACATTATTATTCGATTCACCCAGTCGGTATAAATGCAACAGTTGCTGCTCATCCCCCGGCTGAATACTATAATCTATGATACTTAGCGACCCATCGGCCGAGCGGGCTTTACTGTCTATTCTATGTAAATTCGGTGACGAATCTTATTTAGAAATATCTGATATTATATCGGAAGATACATTTACTATAGACAGCAATAAATATATCTATAAATGTATCAAAAATATTTATGATTCTAATACCAATTCTAGCATAGATATACCTAGTATATATTCTACAAGTAAAGAATTGGGTATAGACCATATCCTTAATCAAAAAGAAGAAGCTCAACATTTAAAAGCTATAATAGATTTTCCAGCCAATCAAGACAATCTAAATAAATTTGCTTCTAAGATTAAAAAACTAGAAATAGCAAGAAAGCTGCATCATGAGCTAGAAAATTCTCAAGATAAATTAATTAATATATCGGGAAGCGAGAGCATCACTCATATATTAAGCATAGCTGAAGACAGCGTATTAAACTTTTCTGCATTATTAAATGACAGTGATAATAATCCTACTCAGGTTTCTCACGGTCTAGATGAGTATATTGAAAATCTAATTAATAATCCAATAGATCAGGTTGGCATATCAACGGGTTTTCCAGCTTATGACTCAGCTATAGGTGGAGGACTTAGAAAAAGCACTATTAATGTTATTGCGGCTAGACCAAAAACAGGAAAAACATTATTAGCTGATAATATGGGTTTTTATATAGCTAATAAGCTAAAAATACCAGTACTTAACCTAGATACAGAGATGACTAAAGAAGATCATATCAATAGGTTAATCGCTATGATATCTGAAATCGAAATTAATAAAATAGAAACAGGCAAATTCACAGAGACAACAGTTGCAAAAAATAAAGTAGAAGCAGCTATTAAAGAATTAAAGGAAACTCCTCTCTTCTACAAGCCTATCGCCGGTAAACCATTTGAAGAACAAGTTAGCATTATGAAAAGATGGCTTGTGAAAGAAGTTGGACTAAATAGTGACGGTACCGCCAAACCTTGTGTAATTTTTTATGACTATTTGAAACTGATGGACAGTCAAGGTATTGGTAATGATATGAAAGAATACCAAGTTCTTGGATTTATGATGACAAATTTGCATAATTTTGCCTGCAAATACAAAATACCTATGGTAGCATTTGTTCAATTAAATAGAGATGGTATTACAAAAGAAACAACAGACACCGCATCTGGTTCAGATAGAATCATCTGGCTTTGTAGCAATTTTACAATATTTAAGCGTAAAACAGATGATGAAATAGCTGAAGATGGTTCAGCCAATGGAAACAGAAAATTAATACCGGTTATCAGTAGACATGGACCAGGAATAGAGGATAATGATTATATCAATTGTCATATGAAAGGTTGGTGTGCCAAGATTGTAGAGGGTAAAACAAGAATAGAGGTTGTAAAAGGCGGAGGCAATGATGAATCAGAATTTAATGTTGAGCAAGAAACGGATGAAAAAATCGACTTCATTTGATCAAAATAGAATAAAAATAGTATGTGATAAATTATGTGACAGGATAGAGGACTTACTGGAGCATCTTGATTTAGAATACAAAATCAATAATAGATTTGTATCTATGTGTTGTCCAATACACGGCGGAGATAACCACGGAGCTATTAATTTATATCATATAGGTGATCAATATAGAGGAAA